CTCTAATGTGCTTAATTCTTTTCTAAGAGCCAAAATAGCATTGTTATGCTCGGTCCAATTTGCTAATTTTTCGTGTGCTTCTAGTTCAGCATCAATGTCTAAATGTTCAAATTCGTCGATTGCTTCTTTTAGTTTTATAACGTCTGTAGTGCGTTTACCAAGCCATGCTTTTTGCTTGCTTTGCAAACTTACAATAGTTTCGTCAATCTTTTCATTTGCTGTTTGCAATGCATTAATACGCATTGTTTCTTGACTTAGATCGTCTTTGGTAACTTTTATATCTTCTTTAAGAACATCTGCTTTTTCAGATAGTATTGTAATACCTAAAAGTTGTTCAATAATATCTCGTTGATCATTTACACGCATACTTAGAAACGGTTCTGTGTATGTGTTTAACGCAACAACATGTTTGAACATATTGTGACTCATACCTAAAAGGGTGTCAATTGATTCTTGTGTCTTACGACTATCACCTTGGCTTTCGTCTATGTCAACTTGTTCTTCATTATTAATGTAGAACTTTAATATATTTGGAGACCTACCACGTTCAATGCGATACTGAAGATTGTCCTTCTCAAAAGAAAGTGTAACTAACATACCTTTTGAATTAGTTTTGTTAATTAAATTATTCTTTCTAATGTTTGTTAGTGCATTTCCGTAGAGTGCATAACTTAACGCATTAATGATTGTAGTTTTACCAGTACCGTTTCGCGAGCCTGAGTCGTCACCTCCTTGATCTAAGTTTTCGCCGAGTACTAGTGTTAATTGTTGTTTGTCGAAATCTACCGCTTGGGTTTGATTCCCAACACTCATAAAATTTCTTACTGTAAGGTCTTTAATTTTAATCATGTGCCAACCCGTTATAAATCTCCAAAAGTTTTACCTTATCAAATGACTCTGTATCAAGCTCTGATATTTCACCTGCAACAATTTGGTCAACACTAACAAATGTGCTAATGTCTAAGTCTGTTGAAATTTCCTCAATTTGTGATTGCGGAATAAGTGTAATTTCTCGGCACCTGTATTGATTAATAAATGTTTCTTTAATAAAACTTGCTTCTTCATAACTTATATCAATATCAAGTTCTACACGCAGATACATTTTGCTTTTGATAAGGGTGTCTTGTTCATCAATTAGTTTTGATAATTTTACAGTCCTGTACTTAGGACAATCTGGCCAATCAATGTATTCTGGTTCTTTGTCATTTTCTCTATCAAGAATCATCATGCCACGCTCGTCGTCCCAAGCGTCAGCATAGTTGTGCGGAAATGCATTACCGATGTAATGTATTTTTCCTTGTTTTTGTCTTTTGTGGAAATGTCCACTAAACACATAGTCTTGATTTTCAAAGTGTTGTTTATTAAGATCGCCTCCGTGATCGGGCATCTTAACCATTGCATTCATATAGAAACTAGGAAGTTCAAAGTGACCAAACATATACTTGGCTTTACACTTTTGTATTTTCTTCCATTCGTCGCCTACTAACCATGGTACAAGACAAACGTCATCTTCTACTAGCATTTCGTCAACAAACGTAATACCAGGAATGTGTTTTGCAAATGCTGTTGAGTTTACATCTCTTTTGTCTTTATAATATAAATCGTGGTTACCGTCAAAGAAGTAAAATTTTTCAAATGCGTTACCTAACTTTTCCATAGAGCGTATAGTTGCGTCCATAGTTGTAAGGTTAAGGCTATTCCTATTGTGATGCCAGTCACCACAGAATATACCTGTTTCACAGTTATTCTTCTTTGCTGTGTCGATAAACCAGTCTATAAATTCTTCACAGTCATCATTATGGATGCGTGAATTACTCTTTAGACCAAAATGGATATCAGTAAAGACAGCGGCTTTTTTAAACAAAGTCAGTCCTCCATAAGGCTTTTATGTTAGTATTGTACATACAAAACTATTTGTTGTCAACCGGTTTTTTTTCGTTATGGATAGAAAAACTGGCTTGCTCGTTACGTTTTACACTTGCTTCCCACTCGCCTTGTGCTTGTCGAGTATAGGAAGGGTTCAAATCGTTCATTTCTAAAATATCGTCTCTAATGTTTTGATTACGCTTTTCGATATTGATAACACGAACAAATGAATTAGTAACAGCAGCGGTATAGTAAGCAAAAGGATTATTACTTTTAGATTCATCAAATTGTAGTCCAATCTGTGCAAGTTGTAGTATTGCTTGTCCTTTCATTTCGTCATTGTAGGTATAGCCACGTACATTACCTCGTGTAGCATAACGATCTACTAATTTTAGCCACATAGTAGCAAGTGTATTTGTTGCCTTACCGTGACCTTTGTCAAAGTAACCGTTTTCCATACCGCCAACCCAATGGCTTTTGCCTACGCAGACTAAATCTTCGCTTGTTTCTGTATACTTAAAATGTTGAAATGGTGGAAAGTTTAATTTAGTTTTTGTATCCGCGATTGTTTTTGGGTTCTTTTTTCTTCCAGGTTCTTCTGGAATATGATCAAAAGTCATAACCCTAAAAATAAGCTCTTCTTTTGTGATCTTTTTCCAGTCAACTTCACATTCTGCTTGCTTGACCTTTTCACCTGCCATTTTGCGTCTTTCGTACTCGGCTGTGCTTAATCTTTTTGCTTTTGCTCTTTTTGCTTCAGCAACCGTTAATCTGTTAATTTTATTAATATCTGTAACTATCAAATCGAACTGATGATATGACGGATCTACATAACTATTAAAAGTGTTCTTAGATTTATGGATTTCTGATAATATGTCCTTATTGTTAAGGTAATTTCGTTTTCTCAATGATATTCTCCAAGTTATTAAACACTATTATAAACTACATACTTAATTATGTCAACTAAATAATGTATATAGGAGATGTGAAATGGCAACAAACCCATTCGACAGCATTGGAAAGGCTGTAAAGACACAAGCAAACAAGGCGCTTTCAGCACTAGAACAAGGTGCAGAAGCCTCAGTACAGCAATTTGTAGGAGACAAGCTCAACACAGGTGTTGGCTTTATTGATAATGCTATCAAGGATGTAGCCGCATATGCTTTTGGTGCTGCAGGATTTGCTAAATTAGCAAGAAGCATAAACTTACCAACAGGCGACAAAGGAAAAATTAAATCTAATGTTGCATCTAGTTTTAAGTCAACAGCAAAGGATGCAGATTGGCGTGTAAAACTAAGTTTACCAAAATCACCAGATGTTAGTAGTGCAAAGTTACTTGCACCGTTGTCTGCAACTAACGGTCTATGTTTTCCATTAACTCCTACAATTATTGTAAGTCACAGTGCAAACTATAATACCTTACAACCTGTGCATACAAACTATCCATTTCAAATTTATGAAAACAGTGCTGCAGACGATATTGTTATTACAGGCGAATTTCCTGTAGAAAATCCAGATGAAGGAAAATATTGGATTGCTTGTATACACTATTTGAGAACAGTAACAAAAATGTTTTATGGTCAAGGATCGGAAAGTGCAGGAGCACCACCTCCTGTAGTAAGATTAAATGGTTATGGAGATTATATTTTTAATAACGTGCCTGTAGTAATTTCAAACTTTACAGTTGACTTACCAGCTGACGTAGACTATATTGCATGCGGACTTACAGATGAAGAAAAAGGGTCTACAAGTTGGGCACCTACAAATTCTCAAATTAGTATTACACTCAAACCTACATTTTCAAGAAGAAGAACAAGCGAATTTAACTTACAGAATTTTGTTAACGGTGACTACATCGGTGGCGGTGAGGGCTTTATCTAATGGCAAATTACAAATCATCAAGTCCTTGGCATAAAACACAGTACACTAGAACAGGTGCATTAGATATACTAAGAATACGTCCTATTCCTTCGTCATCAGACGATGCACAATATACTATTGAAACACAATATACTCATAGACCAGATTTATTAGCATATGACCTTTACGGGACACCAAAATTGTGGTGGGTATTTGCACAACGAAATATTAACACTATAAAAGATCCTGTTTTTGATATGGTAGCAGGGACAACAATATATTTGCCAAACGCAGATAAACTAAAAAGAGCTTTAGGGATATAAATGATTAGCCCAAAGAAAATAATCGAAAACAAGGTACAAACACTTGCTAACAATTTAGGCGACCCGCTAGAAAATGTAAGTGCATCAGCAGTATTTGGTGATATAAAAAACACTACAACTCAAGTTTTTGATGCTTCTGGGGCAATGTCTGTTATGTCTGATCAATTTTCAAAAGTAGATGTAGCAGGACTTGCAACACAAGCTAGAAATTTAGGACAAAAAATTCCTGCACTTGCAGACGTTGAAGATATAAATGCAATATTTCCTCCAAGTTTAAATCAGTTTGCAAACGGAGCCGGTGCAGCCGCAGTAAGCAAAGCAGAATCATTAGTAGAACAAGTTGTACCATCAATAAAAGGGATGAGTGTGGATGAGATTGTTGACACTGCAACTAAAGCACTTGATGAAATTGGTGACGGCATTATAAATGCTGTAGAACAAGAAGTTGAAGCGTTTCAAGAAAAGCATAAAGACACAGCCAGGGGAGAAAAGAGTCAACCTGAAAAAGAACCAAAAGCACCTGGTGTAACATTAAAAAACCCGTTAAGGTCATTCAATAGTTGCAATGCTATTTTTTCGCTAGGTGTATTAACAGCAGACAGTGCAAACAATCCTAGCTCAACATATATTCCTAACGGTGCAGACTTTACAATTTTACGTAGCGGCGGCGGAGGCATTGACGAAAAACGTATACAATCAATTTACGATACTGTTGGAAACGAAAGCGGAAATACAGAATATTTTATAGATGATTTTGACATGACCGCTGTTGTTGCTTCTAATAATAAAACAGGCGCAACACAAGCAATTAATTTTAGCTTCTCAGTAAAAGAACCTTACTCAATGGGTGTATTTTTACAAGCATTACAAGCAGCGGCTTTTGATGCAGGATTTGAAAACTATTTACAAGCACCGTATTTGTTAGAACTTGACTTTGTAGGATGGAACGACGAAGGTGGAAAGCCAGTAGCATATAGTAATAGAAAACTTCCATTCAAACTAATATCGATTGAATTTGATGTAGAGTCAGGCGGAAGCACATATCAAGTACAATGTATACCTTGGAATGAACAAACATTTTCAAATGACGTACAAGAGTTACAAGATACTATTAGTATAACTGGCAGAGACATGCTTGAAATATTGTCAGTAGGCGAACAAAGTTTATCTACAGTTATTAATGACAAGTTACAACACATTGCAAATGAATCTTGTCAACCAGCAACAGATTATTACCTTATTAGATTTCCAACAACTAGAGAAGGCGATATAGAAAAAAGTTATTTGAGAGATGCAAGTATCACTAACCAAGCAACAGTATCAGACAGTGAGGCACAATCATCACGTAAGGGTGATCAAGCGGCAGAAACTGAAGAATCAGGAGTTACAGCATTTTTTAAACGGCTAGGAGTAGACACAAGTAGTAGTGCATTATTGCAAACTCTAAAAGGAGACTCTATTCAGAATCTTAATAAAATAGGCGCAAGTCTAATGATATCGGACTTCCAAGAAGGCGGCGATAATCCTTTTGGATTAGGTTTATATGCATATGATTCAGAAGCAAATGTTTACAAAAGAAATGGTGTAGAACTTACAATGAGTGATGAATTAAGAACATTCAAATTTACTCAAGGTACACCTATTACAAAAGTTATTGAAGAACTTGTACTTGTAAGCGAATACGGTAGAACAGCACTTAATAGAGTAGATAGTAAAGGCGAAATAGATTGGTTTAGAATTGAGTCCAAGTGCTATATTATAGATGATAGAGAATACGAAAACGCAACTGGCGAAACACCAAAAATTTACGTTTATGATGTTGTGCCTTATAAAGTAGACGCTAGTAGATTTAGTGCGCCTAACCAAGCAAATGCAGGTCTAATACAAAAAGCAAAACACACTGTAAAAACATACAACTATATCTACAGTGGTACAAACGAAGATGTATTAGGTTTTGATATAAAATTTAATGCGGCATTCTTCCAAGCAATACGAATGGATATGGGACAGCTTTCTGCAAGTGATGTAGTTAACGATAGAGAAAAACAAACAACAACTCCGAGACACCCAACACTTGGTCCACCTAGAGACGGAACTGGATTACCAGAAGGCAGAACTAGGTCAGTTATGAAAACTGGTAATTTTAACGGCGGTAGTTATAATAAACAGTACGGTGAAGAACTTGCTAAGATGTTCCACAATGCACTTATTAACAGTAAAGTTGATTTAATTACAGCGGAACTTGAAATTTGGGGCGATCCGTATTTTATACCAGACAGCGGAGTAGGAAACTTTACATCACCTAGAGGCGGCTCAAAAAATATTACAGCAAGCGGATCGTTAGATCATCAACGCAACGAAATAGACATTGTTGTTAATTTTAGAACTCCGGTAGATTATAACCAAGATGGCTCAATGCTGTTTCCGGGAGCAACTGTTGCTGTAGATAGTTTTAGCGGAGTATATCAAGTTATAACTGTTAACAGTAAAATAAGCGGAAATAAATTTACACAAACTTTAGAACTAGTAAGACGTAGAAATCAAAGTACAGAAGGAATAAGTGAAGCAAAAGCATTAGTTGAAAAACCAGGATGTGCAGGTGTTAATCCAAATCCAGGTTATGACGGAGAAGTTATAGGTAGTGATCCTAATGAAAGCACTACAACACAACCTAGCGAAATTGTTTCACCATATGGATCAAACGGCGAACTTGCTACAATACGTTCTAAAAACGGCAAGACAACACAAGTAGCAAAAGTTTATCAAGAACAGTTCCAAGCACTTATAGACGAATTAGAAAACGATTTAGGATACGAAGTGCGTACATTAGGCGGATATGTACAACGAACAGCAAGAGGATCTAGTAGTCCTAGTTATCATGCAAGCGGACTAGCAATAGATATTAATGCGGCAGAAAACCCAATGGTTAGACCAAGACCTGACGATGCACCCGAACCTACAGATATGCCATCAGGTGGCACAGGAAGTGCAATTAGTGCTTTAGCGTCCAAACACGGATTAGGTTGGGGAGGCGACTGGAACAGTGCAACAGATTCTATGCATTTTAGTGCAGCTAAAAGTGAAGGCGGATCGTTAGATTGGCCTAGAAATGGATTAATTCCTGGAGGCGAACCTCCGCCACAGCCAGCAGAACAACCTAGCACAGAAACTTCAAGAGAGCCTGAGCAGAATAATCAAACATCGGATGTTGTTGACGACACCGGTGGCGTACAAAATGTACGTCCAAGACCAGGTGGTCAAATGTCTAGAGCATGGGATAGATCATATGGTAATACACACAATAGAGATGGCACACCTAAACAGAGTTATGTAGTATCTTTAGCGGCCGCTAACAATCCAGTAAGCGGAGTAAACGCTGTAGTAAAACAAGAAACGTTTCAGTCAGGTCAGTTTGGAGAATCAACTCTTAGGCCGTATTTCCCAACAGAAGCACGTGATGATTTATATGATGTACGTTCAGGTGATAAAATTAAAGCCATTGCTAATTTTTATACTAATCAAGGTGTAGAAACATCTAATGCAGTAACTAGAACACAATCCGGTATCACCTATAACGAGTTCGGAGATCCGGTATATACTGGTAACAGAGGCACAACAGCAATCTAATGGCACAAAGTAGAAGATCCAATCGTAAAAATTTACAAAATATGGGCTCAGGACCATATGAAGCCATTGTGGTTAGTAATCTTGATACTACTTACATGGGGTCATTAAAAGTTGATGTTTTAAAATCTAGTACAGCAGGTAGTGTGCCAGAGCGTTTAGGTACATCAATTGAAGTTAGATATTTGTCACCATTTTACGGTGTTACAAATATAAGTCATGCTACAGCAAATGACGGCTATGCAAGCTCACAAAAAAGTTACGGTATGTGGTTTGTACCTCCAGATGTAGGTGCAAGGGTAATGGTTATCTTTGCAGAAGGAGATGTATCACAAGGTTTTTGGATAGGTTGCATTCAGGATAAGTTTATGAACTTTATGATTCCTGATGGTAGAGCGTCTACAGAACTTACAACACCTGCTACACCAGACAATATACAAGGCTTAAAATTGCCCGTTGCGGAATACAATAAAAGAGTTGAAAGCGGTAACGGTAGAGATCAAACTAGATATGCAAAACCTTACAACAAAGATTTTACACAAACACTAGAAATACAAGGTTTAATTAGAGACGAAAACAGAGGAACAACTTCCTCAAGTGCTAGACGTGAAGTACCTAGTTCTGTTTTTGGTATTAGTACACCAGGGCCGATAGATAAACGTATAGGTGCACCTAAAGGATTAGTTGGTGAGTCAGGATTAAAGCATTCTAAATTTGTTAACAGACTCGGCGGCTCAAGTTTTGTTATGGACGACGGTGATGACAAAATTTTAAGAGTTTCACATGCATCAGCAGGACCTCCTGTGTACGCAAATATAGAAGCAGGTGAACTTTACGGTAATACTACTATTCCGCATAACGAATTAACACGAATACGAACACGTACAGGCCATCAAATATTGATGCATAATTCGGAAGATTTTGTTTACATTGCTAACAGTAGAGGCACAGCATGGGTTGAACTTACTAGTGACGGTAAAATTGATGTTTACGGAACTGACAGTATTTCAATACATAGTGACTCAGACATAAACTTAACAGCAGATAGAGATGTTAACATTGAAGGTGGTCGAAATGTTAATGTTAGAGCAAGTGCTAGATTTGACGGATTTGAAGGAAGTGGTACTGGTAACGTTTGTATTGAAAGTGCAACTGATACTAAAATGTTAGCAGAAGCAAACTTCTTAACAAATGTTAAAGGATATCAAGAAACTAAAGTTACAGGATATCAAAAAACTTTAGTTGAAGGTGATATACACCATCATACAAATGCTAACATATATATTTTAGCAGACTTGCAAGGACATATCCGTACAGCAGAAGATATGTTTATTAATACTGATACAACACTTAATATTGTAGGTAAGGAAAATTATCTTACATCAACAGAAGGCGCTATTAACATAAAAGCCTCGGGCGGTAATGTTGAAGTTGATGGTGAAACGGATATTAATTTGAACAGTGATACATCAACAGCAGGCACTAACGCTACAGACGCTGAAGATGCTGTAGACTTTATATATTTGCCAAAGTGGTCAGTGCCAAAAACATCGCCAGGTACAGACGTACCGTCAGACATAAGCACGTTTGTAAAAAGGATGCCAAGCCACGAACCATATGCACATCACGAAAATTTAAATCCTATTATGTATAAATCTACTAGGACAGATATAACTGATCCAACTGGCTTAACAGATGGACAATTACAACGTAGTCCAGACACATTTAGAAAAAGTTTCTCAGGTGGAACAGCAGAAGCCGCAGCAAGTGCTTCAGGTCCACCACCGGGTACAAGCGGAGTAGATCCAGTAACATCAACAGGCAACGACAGATCACCGCAACAAAGATTTACCACAGTAGGTCCTGATGGTAACATATTAGATGTAATTGGTCAAGCAGAAGGTGCAGGATACAATACAGTATTTGGTGGTGTTTCAACTACAGCAAGACAGTACTTTGGTAAAGACTTAGTAAACTTAACAATTGAAGAAGTTATTGAGTGGCAAGAATTTGCTATTGGTGAAGGTAGTTCTAGTGTTGCTGCAGGGAAGTATCAAATAATCAATAAAACACTAGTGCGTCTAGTAGACGAACTTGGCGCAGCATCTAGAACTGATAAATTTAATCAAATAACACAAGATAAGTTATGTAGAAAACTTCTACAAATTAGAGGAATTGACGATTACTTAGCAGGCTCTAAATCAGAGCAATCATTCTGTAGAGCACTAGCACAAGAATGGGCAAGTTTACCAGTTACATTTAGACAGCAAGGACAACGAAGAACTGTTACAGCAGGAGAAAGTTATTATGCCGGAGACGGGCTAAACAAGTCAAGAATATCGCCAGCAGATTTAATTGCTTCTGTTAGAAATATAAAAGAAACTGGTTACGCATAGAGGGTAAATATACATAATGAGTACTTTAGAAAAAAATATTTACAAAAGAGTTAGTGTAGGCAGTGCTAAAGAACCTAGTAAGCCTGCTTCTAGTGCGTCTTACAGATCAATAAGCACAGTTAATCCTGCAAACGAAGGGTATAGACTTTATGATCTTGCTGTTATTAAGCAAGACATTATTAACCATTTTCATATTAGACAAGGCGAAAAACTTGAAAACCCTGAATTTGGTACAATTATTTGGGACGTATTATTTGAACCTTTAACAGACCAAACACGTAATCTT